GTACAAGCAGCGCAGAACAGATCTTCGCTTCCTTTCAGGATCAAACTTGATTCAGGATTACTTATACTCAACATCACAAAACATCCAGAACGTCAACCCACAGGATATTGCTTCAGGCATCATCCGCGGTGAGGTTGCTCCAGTTTCAGGTCCAGCAGGATATGTAGCTCCATACGCATTTGGTATTCCAATCGTTGAAGTTCCATTGCTACCAGAAACACAGACTGGTGACTATTCAGCAGCATCAGGTTCACACGGTGATATCCACTTAACATTCCCAAATAACGTTGTTATTGGTGTTAAGCGTGACGTAACTGTATACCGATTCTTCTGGCCACGCAAGGACTCAATCGAGTACACAATGTATACTCGTGTTGGCGTCCAAATCGAGCAGGCAGATGCTTGGGTTGTAGTTAAGAACGTTAAAGTCGCTTCATAATTTAATTTATCAAGAAGACTTGCAAGAAAGGCCCCTAATTAATTTTAGGGGCTTTTCATTATAATCGACTAATGCTATAATTAAATAACTTAGACTAAGGAGATTTTATGTCATTTGATACATTAAAGGTATCTGAGTTAAAAAAAATCGCAGAAGATTTCGGCGTTGATACAGAAGGTTTAAAGAATAAGAACGATATAATTGCAGCTTTCACAGAAGAAGGCGTAACATGGTCTGTGTACCAAAAGACAATTAAAGATATTGAAGAGGATTCAGAAGAGATCGAAGTCTTGCCTAGATTTGATTCAAAGAAAAAATTAGATGAAGACGATGTACTTGTTAGAATGACAAGAGCTAACTTCAGATATGATATTCAAGGTCACACATTTACAAAGGAACACCCGTTTGTGGCAATGGATCCAAAGACAGCACAAGAAATTTTTGATAAGGAGGAAGGTTTTAGATTAGCTACGCCTAAGGAAGTACAGGAGTACTACAACTAAAACCATTTAAAAATGGCAGAGATTTACGTAAATAGTAATGCACCAATAAAGGCTAAAATATTTTGGGCTGGAGAAATAGTAGATCCAGACGGAGCTGTTTCAGTAGAGGTGTATGATATTACAGAAGACCCAACCGTATATCCTGCCATTAGCCCAACATCATTGCTTTTAACTTTATCTGCGACAAAACTAGAAACAGATATGGGAACATATCAGATTGTTTTGCCAACACAGTATTCTTCAAGAAATAGAAAATTAAAAACGGTATGGAGATATACTGTTTCAGGATCTGCTTCTTATCACATTACATATGTTGATGTTGTCACGCCGTATGCTAATATTTCAGAGGCAATCGATGACCTAAACTTTGGCACAGACCCATCTGATCCTGAATATAAAACATATCACCAGCTTCAAATGGCAGAAAAATATGCTAGAAAAATAATTGAAAATTACTGCGGACAAAAGTTTTATCTCTACGATTCAACAGAGGTTGTTTACGGATCTGGGTCAGACTCACTTCCTCTTCCCGCAAAGCTTAATAGTTTGCAAAAACTTTATGTAGAAGACTACTTACTTGTAGATAATATAAGTCAGGTAAATAATTGGGGCGTTACAGCATTAGTATCAGAAAGCGGATTTGGAATAAGAGTAGACACATCTCTTATGACAGATAATACAGTCTATACAGCAAATGGTATGGTGCCTCCAACAGTAAATGATATTGCTTACGGTGGCTCATTTAGAAACAATGCAAGATATAGAGTAACTGGTAAGTTTGGTTGGTCTAGCGTTCCAGACGAAGTGGAGCAAGCATGCATTCAATTAATGGGACATTTCTTTGACAAAGACAGACACTGGAAAGATCAGTACTTAAAATCAGTTCAAACATTTGACTGGAAATTTGATTACTCTTCAGACGTACATACTGGAACTGGATGTGCATACGCCGACAAGCTTTTGGCAGACTATGTTCTTAGCCAAGTGGTGGTAATATAAATGCAGGGCATTATAGACTCAGTTCTTTTAATGAAGCTAGATGTCTACAGACAATTTGATACGCAGGATCCAGACACTGGTGCTATTAAAAAAGAGTGGCATTACTATAAAACTCTTCAGTGTCATGCTAAAGGAATAATATCAAACTCTAGCACATCTAGATCTGGAGACAAACAAGTTTTTGGTAATAAGTATTCTAATGAACAAGTCATACAAATTAGAACATCAGACAGATTGACGTCTAGAGAAAAAGTTACAAACATTAGAGATAATAAAAATAATCCAATATGGACTGAAATAGATTTTCCATCTAACACGCCAACTGTATTTGAGATATCTGGAACAACCCCGATAACAGATCCGTTTGGTCAAGTTATTGGATACAACTCTATGGCCCTTAGGTCGGAGAATCAGACAATTGGAATCTAGTGTTGCACTACTTCAAGCATCAAGCGGCCTAGAAAAATTAATGGCGGGAAGCAAAGGCACACACCTACAAGATTCAACGGTTGCTCAAATATCTGCAGCCCTATACTATCAATCTAATGTCATTGCTAAATTGATGAAAAATCAAGGATTTAAAAATAAATTTCAAAGTATGATCTATGATCAGATAGATAAAGATTTTGGAGAATATGTTGATGCACAGGCAAGAATGAAGCCTAAGTCTTTACACCATGTTTATGAATGGAAACAAACAGGACAAGAATCAGCTAGATTATTTAAGTTAAGCAAATTAAGTAAAGATGGTTTATCATTTCAAATAGGTTATGATTTTAAATTATCTAAATCAAAAGTGCCTAAAGATAAAAAATCAAAGAGCTCATATGTGTTTGCAAACAAAGCTTTTATTATGGAAGATGGAAAGCCCATTACAATCTCTCCCAAGGCTTCTAAGAGACTTGTATTTGAGGTTAATGGTTATACTGTATTCATGCCCAAAGGGGCTTCAGTGGTCGTCAGAAGGCCTGGAGGGACCGCTACAACTTCTTCCTTTAAGATGGCATATCAACATTTTTTTAGAGGCAATTTAGTTAATTTATCAATTAAAAAATCTGGATTCCAAAACATATTTAATGGCGCAATGGCAAAGTCTTTAAGTATTCCAGTAAATATTAGAAAGGTGCAATATTCATTTTCTCCTAACGCAGTTAGAGGCCAGGCGAATGTAGCACTTACTTCAGCATTTGGAGGGGTGATGCTATGACAGCAAATTATAAAATAGATGCAATGACGGAGCTAAGAAAGTTCCTATGGAATCAATTAAAAGAATATTCTATATTTGATCCAGATGAATATTACTCAGACAACTTAGGAAAAGAAATAATTCCTATATTGCCAGTACAGCAGTCTGCAGAAATGAATCAATTTTTAAGCGGCAAGAAACATATAGTCTACGATAAGATAGGAATGTCCTACGAAGACAACTGGGCAATTTGCTGTGAACAAATACTATTTACAATATATTCAGTAGATGTAACAGACATAAATGAGATAAGAAACTTTATGACTGATGAATTTAGAAGAATGGATGATTCTGCCAAAGATGTCAGGTTATCTGGACTGGTATCAGATAAGATTAAATTCTTTAGTATATATGTAGCCGATATATCCCCTACTTCCCCTTCTGAAGAATTACAGGGATTCTTGTCGGCGGATGTAGTCCTAGAAATTAAGTATTCCAGAATATTAGACAATTCTGGCCGATTCATTTAGTTTGCCTTTGGGGGCATTATACACTAAAATTGGATATAGAGGAATTGGCCTAGCCAGCCAAATATGATTTACAATTTAATATTATATTATAAACAGGAGGTTTAAAATGCCACAGAACATTGGTAATGCTAAAAATATTTTAGTTGGTGCTTCACCACTATTTCTTTCAGCAAAAGATTCAACACAAGCTGGATACGTAGAAAACATGGAGCCAGCTGCTGCAACATCAGGAGTTAACTTCGTAACAGGTGCTTCATACGCAACTACTTTGAATGCTACAGACGGTTCAAAATTCCGTAACGTAGGTTTTACAAATAATGGTCTTCAAATTACATATAACCCATCATACGGTTCAGTAACAGTAGATCAGCTTCTAGATACAGCAAAGCTGTTCAAGGAGTCAATGGAAGTAATGATTGCAACAGAAATGGCCGAAGGTACACTAGAGAACACTCTAGCTGTATTTGGTCAGGGTGCAGCAACATTGTCAGCAGCTAATACTGCATCAACATCATCTACACAGACACTAGGTCTTGAAGCTGGTGCACTAGGAGTTGCTCCAACAGAGCGTCAGCTAATTGCTGTAGGACAAGCTCCTACTTCAGTAACTGGTGTAGTTTCTGCTGAGCGTGTATACTATGCACGTCGAGTACTTTCAGTACAGCAGTCACAGTTCTCACTTGCTCGTAACGCAGCAACAACATTCCCAGTAACTTTCCGTCTTCTCCCTTCAGGAGATTCAGCATACGCTGGACAAGAGTACGGTAAGATTATTGATCGTGTTTTAACAATTTCAGCATAATTTAATTAATTTAAATTAAATAGAGGGCCCCCAGAAATGGGGGTCTTCTGCTTGTATTAGTAAGCCTGATTTGTTATAATAATTAAGACAATCCTAGGAGGATACATTGGCAACTACAATCTATGACGTAGAAGAAATTCAACTACAAAATGGCGCAACAGTAAAGCTTAAGCCTTTAACAATTAAAGAGCTTCGTAAGTTTATGATCGCTATTCAAAAGACAGCAAATACAACATCAGAAGATGAGACGCTAGATATTCTTATCGACGCTTGTGCAGTAGCATTAGAAAAGCAGTTACCAGAATTGGTAGCAGAT